TTCATGGGCGCGTGCTCAGCGCGGACGCGATTGTCCTGCGCCGTGAGCCACTGCCTATACGGGCGAGCCTCGAGGACGTCGGGGTCATTCATTTGCGTCCAGCGTCCCGCGCCGTAGGCCGACGCGACGTTGGTCCTGTAGACGTTCTCGAGGTAGCTGGGATCCTGCGGCGCGATGCCCAGCGTGATCGTCTGGTCTTCCATCGCGCGTCTGAAATCGCGCAACGTGTTGCCCTCTTCGAGCGTGCGTTGCAGTTCCTCGACGGCGCGTCGCGAAATGACATCAAGCTGCTCGTCGGTGGCGAGCGCTGCACGACGCCGATACGCACGCAGCACTTCCTCAAGGATCGCCGGGTCACCGCCGCGCTCGCGCCAGAAGGCCACCGCCTCCGCAAAGGGCATCTTGAGGAACGCAGGCCGCAAGTCCACGGCGAGCTGCCGCTGCGCGCCCTGCGGGTCGAGCTCCACGAGGCGCACGAACATCTGGCCTGCGAGGTCGGACTTCACCGACGCTTCGTAAATCAGCCGCTCAAGTTCAGGCTCGCCCTTGAACGCGGCCACCGCCGCGGCCACAGCGTCCGCTCCACCAAGCGCCGCGGCTGCGATGGCCTCGCGCACCGGCGTAAACGCGACGACGCCTTCTAGGGTCGTCTCCGCGGCGACGACGTACGGGCGGCCGATTACCGCCTGTACGCGCGCCCGGTCCGCGGCGTCGCTGAGAGCGAGGACGTCCGCGAAGTCGCCGACGTCATCGACAGCGCTGGCATCCCATGCGCCGAGCCCGCTGATGTCTGGAAAGGGGAGGCCGTGGACGCACCTCCGAGCGTGTCAGCAGGCGTCACGGCCTCAATCGATGGCGAGCCCGTTTCGACTGGCGGCGCAGCTTCAAAGGGCAACTGCGTACCCGGAGGCGCAGGCGGTAGCTGGACGCGCGCGATGTTCTCGCCGCCGTCCTCGACGCTCCACGCCGGCAGGCCCAGCGACGCGCGAATCTCGTTGACACGCACGCTGCCCGTGTCGATCGCGTCGCGCGTGATCGGCAGACTGTCGTCAAAGAGCGTCTCGATGACCGGCAGCGGAATATCGGCGCGGCGCAAGTTGTAATAGGCCAACCACCGCACAACGTCGCGCGTGATCGAGCCCCACATCAGCGTCGAGTCGAGCTTGCTGTTTTCGAGCCGCACGCCGTCGCGCGTTTCCGTGCTCGAGCGCGACCCGTTTGCGCCGCTGAGGTAGAGGTCGGGCGACACGCCGAGCGCGAGGAAAAGCTCCTCGTTCAGCGACGCGCGAAGCTCTTTCCAAACGCCCGTTGAGCCTGCGCCGGCAGGGTCGATGATCTTGATATCGCTGGTGCCGCTCGTGACGCCGACGCTATCGGCCGTGAGCTGCTGCAGGTCATCGAGGATGCGCTGCCGCTGCGCGCTATCCGACGATGCGGCCATCTGCGCGAGGACGAGCGGGTTGCCGAATCGCTCAGCGCCAACCAACCAGAACGTCCAGACGTTGCGCTTGAACATCCAGTAAAAGACCGCGGCGAGGAAGTCGCCTTGGTCCATCGGCCGTCCGGGGTCCGTCCACGGCACGTGCACGAGGAACTTCGCCGGATAGTTGATCGTGTTGTACCACTGATAATCAAAGTCCCTGACCTCGAGCGACCAGTCCTGCGCGTAGCGAAGATTGCGCGTCTGCACCGGCACCGGCTGCGGCATCCACGCGCCGCCGCGCCGCGACCACACCAGCTCGTGACACGAGATGCCCATGCCCACGGCGTCGAGCACGCGCATTAGAAACGTCTCGCGCGCCTCGATGCTGTGCAGCCACTCCTTTGTGAGCTGCACCAGTTCTTCGGCCGCGCCGCGCATCTCCGGCTTGACGTCCTCGGCCATGCGCACCGCGAAGCCGCGGCCTGCTACCGACGAGCGGCGCGTGGCGTACGCGCGACGCACGACGGGGTCACGGCGCATCTGCGTCGCCATGTCGGCCCAGTACTCGTAATTCCCGAAGTCAAGCTCGCGCAGCGCCGTGCTGATACGCCCCGGCGATACCGGCTGAAGCGCGCGCCCGCTGATGGCCGACAGCGACTGCGGCCTGATGACGCGGCCCATCTCGGGAATGCGCGTGACTGTGCCCATCGGCTCGACGGGCGCAGCTGCGGCGACGGTGGCCGCTGGCTGCGTGCGTGGCTTGCGAGTCGTCATGCGCTAACCCCAGTAGTTCTTGCGCCCGACGCGGGGCGCGTAGTCTGTCGTCAGGTCAGCGCTTGCGCGTCTGCCAGTGCTCGCGATGCCGCTGCCTGCGTGCATCTCCGCGAGCAGATCGAAGGCCGCAGCCATCGCGTCCACTTGGTCGTCGTGCGCGTCGCCCTGCCCAGTGAATCGCGCGACCTCGTCGCAGAGGTCAGGGAGCCACGCAGCGCCCTCGCGCACCAGCACGCGGCCTGCGTTCCACGCTGCTGCCAGCGGTGTGGCGCGCGCGTACTTGTCTCCGATGGCCGTCTTGACCTCGACTTGCAGCCCGACTCCTCGAGGCGGCGGCAACGCGAGGAAGTCCAGCGCGCCACGGTCAGCGCCGCCCGCATAGATGCGCGATGCGGTGTGCGGCCAGCGTGCTCGCAACGCTGCGAGCTGCTGCGCAAAGTCGCTCGCACGCATCTGCGCGCGCAGCACGTCGAGCACGTAGTACCGCGCGTCCGCGCCGCTGCCCGCCTTGCCCATCACGACAGCCACCGACCAGTCGGCGCTCGTCTTTGCTGAGTATGCGAGGTCGAGCCCGATGCCGCGCGTAAGCTCGGTGGGCGCAGTCGCGTACGTCGTCGGCGTCGCGCTGAACACGGCACCGCCGCGTGCGCGTGGTTGGCCCATGTACAGCGCTGCCCATTCGTACGGGCCGACCTCGCGCTCACGCTGGCGAAGGAACTCGCGCGGACGCTGCGACGGCCACAGCGACTCGTCCTCGGCGGTGATGGCAGGCAGGTTGACGACCTCCCAGCCATCGGCTTCCAGCCTGCCGATCAGGTCGTCCGGATGCCAGCGGGTATGGACGACCAGACAGCTGCCCGTCGGAGCGATGCGCGTCAGCGCGGTGCTTCGGAGCCAGTCGCTGATCTTCTCGCGCTCGCGGCGACTCTCAGCCTCTTCGCGGTTCTTGTGCGGGTCGTCCACGACGACGACCTGCGCCGCGTAGCCGGTGAGCGGACCGCCGATGCCCGTCGCGAGTAGGCCACCGCCCTCGACAAGCCGCCAGCGTCCAGCCGCGCTCGTGTCGTCGCGCAGACTCAGCCCAGCCTCACGCGCGAGGTCGCGAATCTCTTTCGAGCGGTCGTGCGCGAAGTCTGCCGAGTAGGACGCGTAGACGATCGGCCACGTGGGATGACGCGACAGCATTTGAACGATTCCATGCTGGATCAGCGTCGTCTTGCCGAACTGCGCCGGGACGCTCACGCACGCACGCACCGTCTCGCCCCGCATCGCGCGCTCGAATAGCGCGGCGACTGGCGCGAGGTGCTGCGGCGGCTCGCAACGCGGCGAGAGGCTGTGCACGTAGTCCACAAGCGGTAGACGCGCGCGCGGACGCTCTACCGAAACGTCAGTGAGGCTCGCCCTCTCCTGCGTCAGTAGCCGGTCCAGAGTCGTCAGTCGCCGCGCGGATGACCGCTGCATAAGCCTCAGGCGTCAGCCTAGCACGTAGCCGCTCAAGGAAGTCGCGCTGCTCCTCCTCGACGATCATGCGTACCTTCGGCCCCCAGCGCTTCGGATGCCGCCGCTCGAGTATCCACGCCGCCGCGTTCCAGTTGCCGCCCGCTGCGGCTTTGCCAATGACGCCGACGTAAGACTGCTCGCCCTGCGCCTTCGCTGCGGAGAAGTCCGCGTAGAAGCTGGCGTACGGCTCGATGCCGTCACGGCCCTTGCGAATCCAATCGTCCAGCGTGCGCTCAGCGATGCCCGCGAGCTGCGCCGCTTGCTCTGCAAAGAGGCCGAGACGCATCGAACGCAGGATGCTCTCGCGGATTTCGGGGGCGAGCTTGTTAGGACGGCCCATCGTCACGCCTCCGCGACTGCTGGCTCACGCACTGCGGTCTGCCCTGTCATCGTCTCCCAGCGCTTTACGATGACGTCGCAATACTGCGGGCTGATCTCCATGCCATAGCACTTGCGGCCCAGTTGCTCGGCGGCGATGAGCGTCGTGCCGCTGCCGAGGAATGGGTCGTAGACGACCGTGGCATCGTGGTTCCTGATGGCTCGCGCCATGCATTCGATCGGCTTTTGTGTCGGGTGAAACTCGTTTCGGCTCGGCTGATCGATCTCCCAGACCGTCACCTCGTTGGATGGCCCGACGAATCCCGCAGACCCATTGACCGCGTACAGGCACGGCTCATGCTTCTGACAGTAGTGCGCACTAGGGGCGCCATAGTGAGCCTTCAGCTTGTGCCACACGATCAGCGCCCGTATGTCGTAGCCGCACTGCCTGATGGACGCATAGACAGGCTCCGCGTGCTTGCCTGCGTGCCAGACATACCACGCGCCATCGGGCATGATGGTCTTGGCGCACGCCAGCGCAGGCGCAAATACGTCAGGTACATCGTCGCTTTGCAGCCGCTCGCGCTTCTTGGCGTTCACCTGACCGCCTTCGTAGGCGACGCCGTAGGGCGGATCTGTGACCATCAGCCGAGGCTTCGCCCCGTCCATCAGCCGCGCCACATCATCGGCCTTCGTGCTATCGCCGCATAGCAGCCGATGCTCGCCAAGCAGCCATAGGTCGCCCGGCTTCGTGATCGGATTGACTGGCGGCTCGATGACCTCGCCGTCCTTGTCGGCGTCATCATCGACTTCAGCCAGCAGCGCCTCGAGCTCTTTCGCATCGAAGCCCGTCGCCGCGAG